AGATGAACGCAATCCAGAGGTAGAAGAGATCCTATTCGAAGAAGAGAGTAGTAGCGGGGAAGATGAGGTTGCGGAGCCAGTAGTTATAGAGGATCCAATACTGGTTGACGAGAGAGTTGATGAAGTTATCCCAGATGAAGACGAAATAGAGATTGTTGGACAGGAAAAGGAGCTGGGAAGACCTAGTAAATTAGACGAGGAAACAATCAAAAAGCTTAATGCTGCTTTACGAGTTGGATTATCACAAAAAAAGTCTGCTATTTACGCTGGTATAGGAGAAACGACCTTTTATAGGTGGCAAAGACGCTTTAATGAGATAGATGAGGCTTGTCAAGGGGATCCAGATAACATTGGAAATGTTGAGGATTTGGAATTGTGGGATTTTTGGCAGTCTATAAAAAAAGCAAAAGTAACTGGTGAGATTTCTCACCTCGGTGTGATCTCGAAAGCAGCTGAAAATGGCGTTTGGCAAGCTTCTGCTTGGTTTTTAGAGAGATCTAACCCTGAAGAGTGGGGTAAACGAGATCGTAATCAATTAGAAGACGGACAAAGTGAAGATACTGTAAAAGTTATCATTAAATACAGCTCTTGATATAATTAAATTACTAATAAATTAAGATTAAACCGTGTTGCCAAGACAATGCGGTTTTTTCTTTTTACAGAACAAAAGCAAAACCCCTACTGTTGCCAGTAAGGGCTTACTTAGTATTTGACAAACAAAAGGAGTCGTCCTTTGATCTAAAAGACCGAAGCAGGACTCTTTATGTGTAATTAAATGTTAGCATGTATTGACTTTAATGCAAATTTATTGTAAGCTTGTAAGCATGCAGGTTTTAGAAATTATTGAAGGTGATTGTCTAAAAGTTTTAGAAACCTTTGCTGACAACTCAGTAGATCATGTTATAACAAGTCCGCCATACAACATAGGTAGATCAAACAAAACTAAATCAAAACAAAAAGCTAAGTATGTTGGGTTTAAAGATAATAAAAAAAACTATTTCGATTGGTCTATAAAAGTTATTGATGAATTAATAAGAGTTTCAAGAGGTCATGTATTTTATAATGTCCAAGCTAATTACTACAATAAAAAAGATATCTACAAATTGATTGGTCATTACCATAAAGATATTATACAAACTTTTATTTGGACTAAAGGTCATTCTTCCCCAGGATCAGAACCAGGTTCAATAAGCAATTTTTACGAATATATCTTTGCTTTTTCTAATGACACAAGAATAAAAAGCAATAATAAGTTTACAACCAATACTATACACACACCTATTGGCGGAAGGTATCCTGGTTTCCACGCTGTAATGCACCAAGACATTTCCGATTTTCTGTTAGAAAACTTTACACAAGAAAAAGATTTAATACTTGATCCATTTCTAGGATCAGGCACAACAGCTATAAGCTGCAAAAAAAAGAACAGAGATTTTATAGGAATAGAACTTGTACCAGAGTATATAAAATTAGCACAACAAAGAATAGAAGAAAGTGTTTTTTAATGAAGTTAGGTAGTATGTTCTCTGGCATAGGGGGTATAGAGCTTGGTTTGATGAGATCTGGTTTGGTTTCGGAAGTCGCTTGGCAAATAGATACAGATGAATACTGTACACAGGTTCTAGATAAAAAGTTTCCAAATTCTTTAGTACTAAATAAAAAAGTAGAAGACATAAACACTAAATATCTACCAGATGTAGATATCATAACAGCAGGCTTTCCTTGTCAACCAGTAAGTGTTGCAGGGAATCAGAAAGGAATATTAGATGAAAGATGGTTATGGGATGAAGTTGAAAGATTTATTAATGAAATACGACCTCCAATCTTCGTCTTGGAAAATGTCCCAAACATCCTCAGAGCAAGCAATGGAGAAGCCATTAACCGTGTCTTCAAAGGTGTGGCCGAAATGCGGTATTATCGATTTGAATGGCAACTTATATCAGCAAAATTCGTTGGAGCAAGGCACAAAAGACAAAGATGGGTGGGAGTTGGAATCGTGGGAGACCCCAAACACTATGGATTACTTAGAGCCAAGGTCAGGGGAGGCTTTGGAGAGAGCGCTTTATCGTGGAGATCCAGAGAGGAAGAGCAAAAGAAAAGGTACTGGCAACTTACGAGAGAATCCCAAACTATGGCTAACTCCAACAACAATGGACAAGAAGGACGACTCACTGAAACATGCAACCAAACTGATGCAGGGGAAAAATATAAGATCAACAGGTCACAGAGTACAGAGAACATTGTCGGATCAAGTGTGGATGGATATGATAGAGAAAGATCCATCAATAATGAAGATTTACCAAGATCACGAAATGGTGAGCAGACCTCTACTTCCCAAACAACAGGACTGGGTAGAATATCTGAGGAGTCAGACCTCAGCAACAAAACTACAAAAACTGACAGGCATAAAGAAATCGACAGTAGATCACTGGTTCAGGAGGGACGACAAGGGGTTCAGTTATCCGAGTCTAGAGGACTGGGCGAAGATAAAACCTCACCTCAGAGATCTACAGTTCGACAAAGAAATGACGACAGTGGAAGTGACAGAGTGGACATCTCAAAAAGAGATGTGGCCGACACCCTCAACACAGGACAACGAACACCTGAATATGAAACTGAACGACAAGGGACGGAGGGAAGCGAAAAATGGGGGACAGGATCGATCTCTGAACCTAGCAGACAAAGTACAAGTGAGGGAACAGTTCTCAACACCAAGAGCGAGTCAGGCAACAAAGCCAGTGAACAAACAAGCTCCATCAGTGAAGAGTGGATCTCACGGATCTACTCTGGAACAGGATGTTGGGGAACGGAATCCAGAACTGATTGGTCAAAGGCTGAATCCAGAATGGGTAACCAGACTTATGGGATTTCCAGATGGTTGGCTGAACTAGGACTAGTTAACAGCTGGGGTATAGATGATCAGTGGGAAAACAATCTATCTAGAGTCCGAAAAAGAAAAGATAACGATATTGATCGTTTAAAAGCACTTGGCAATGCTGTTGTTCCTCAATTTATGGAGCTGGTAGGAAGATTAATTATCAAATCTTTGGTAGAAGATACACTTGTTTTTGACGAAAATATTATAAAAAAACCAAAAAAAAATGAAAAAAAGTGAAAAAATTTACTAAAATCCAAGTACCATTATGTTAAAAAAAGCGATACTGGTCGACAAGAAATTTTGTAAAAGCCTAATTTCATTGACTTTAGCTTTTTTTATGTCACATGTGACATTTGTGACTGTCACGCCCTAGAGTAGAGTAGAGTAGAGAAGAGTAGACTAGAGAAGAGTAGAGTAGACTAGAGTAGAAATTTAAAGGAGAAAAAATGGATAAATATTTAGTATCAAGACTAGTAAGGGAAGATTATATCATTCCTGCTGAAACACAAAAACAAGCAATAAAAACTTTTAAAGATATAACTGTTTTTAAAGATAGTTCTATTAGCGACATGGTGTCTCAACATAATATTCAGTTATACACAGATATCATCAACGATGCACCTATACTAGAAATAGAAGAACAATGATAAATTTTGTAGTTGCGTTTGAAGTAGAAGCTGATGATCCTGATGAAGCTTTTCAAAAGTTTCAGGATATGATTTCAGGTAAAACTGATTATATAGTTCCAACAGTAACACCACTCAAAGACGAAAGCTATGAAGCTTATACAGGTATTAAACCAGAAGGGACAATCTAATGGCAGAATTTAATTTTCCACCAGGAACAAAAAGACAAGATGCTATTGACGAGTTGATTAGCGATGGTGATCTTAAAGAAGTTGTGTTGAAGCAATTTAATTATATGAGAATCAAAGGTATTAATTTAGTACAAGACGCAGATGATTTAGTAAATTTATATTTAAGTATTTGCAAAGCTTTTGAAGAGAAGTAGAATACAAGTATTATATTCATCTATGGCAATGCTGTAGTAAGATCAAAAAGAGGATTGATGGGACAGTCGATCCTTTTTTTGTGTTCAATTTAAATCCCTGAACTTCAAAACAGATAGTCTAATATGGTTAGGTCGGCTACTAAACCGACTTCCTCCCATCATCGGCTGAATCTAACGGTTCAGCCTTTTCTTTTTTAAGTAGGGATTTTTCTAAAGAAAGATCTTTTCTGATTTTTGCAGCTAAAGCTCTTCTTTCTTTTCTGTTTAAATTTTGTGCATGTTTCTTTGCAACAGTAAATATTTTTTCCATTATTTAATTTTATCTAGTTTATTGCAACTTATAAGTTTTGTTTTGTGATAATGTATATACACTATGGTAAGACAAATTCAACAAAGTGAATTCACGGAAACAATTAATCGAGGCATTACAACAATTGTTAAATTCGAAGCTGATTGGTGTGGTCCATGCAAAGCGATCAAGCCAGCGGTAGAATCACTTTCAGATGAATGGTCAGATAAAGAAGTCGAGTTTGTTTCTTTGGATGTTGACGGAGCTGCAAATATAGCAACACTTCACAGTGTTGTTTCTGTTCCAACCTTTATTGCTTTTAGAAATGGTCAACCAGTTTCTGAAGTTAGGGCGCAGATCAATGAACCAAACATTAGAAAAACTTTTGAAAAACACCTTTAAGTTAAAAAGTAGAACCCTGAGTTATTCTTAGGGTTTTATTTTTTTTATTTCCTTAAACCTCTTTTTGTATTAAAATGTATATATGGAGGATGTAGACATAGCAGCGAGAAAAACTGTTCTAAACTTAGAACAACTTATGGCTAGAGTCGATTATAAATACAACAGAGAACAAAGGTGTCTTGTTTGTAATTATCAATATAGAAGACACGAAGATGGATTACCTTGTGTAGCCGATGATGAGAAAAAAAAGATAGTGATGGTGAATTATGGAACAGATTGAATTAGCTAAAATGCAATCTATAAGTTTAAATTTAAGAGATGATCTTGAATACGAAGAGTGGGTAGAAATAGGTGAAGCTTTAACTAATCAGGCAAAACACATTATGTGGTGGCTTGGTGATTGGTGGAACTATGGAGATCGTAAGTATGGCGAGTTGGCTTCTCAAGCTTTAGACTTTGGCATTCCTTACTCTACTTTTAGTAACGCTGCTTATGTTTCCAATAAAATACCTTTAGAAAGAAGGGTTGCAGAGTTGTCTTGGACTCATCATCACGAAGTTGCTTATTTAGAAGATAACGAAAAAATAGACAAATTGCTTTTAAATGCGTATGAAGATTCCCTATCAGTTAGAGAGTTGAGAGCAGAAGTAAAAAAAGAAAAGTTTAAATCTGTTAATCAAAATAATGAAAGTTATGACTTGATAGAACAAGCTGGTGTTAATTTAAAAACATCAAATGTATGGAGCTTTGGTAAACCAGATGAGAAGTACGGTACAGAAAGTCCATACAAGACACCACCTCAAATGATCGCTAACTTGCTTTACTGGTTTACAGATGAAAGTGACAGCAAAATTGTAGATATTACAGATAAATACCAAGTTACCTATGATTTAGGAACTGCACTGGGTTATGAAGTAGAAAGTTTTGATCTTAATCCAGGTTTAACAACTACAAGAGTAATGCCTCAAGACTTATCTGTTGGCCAGTTGCCTAAAGTCCTCACAGAAGCAGACATTATTGTTTTTAATATGCTAGATTTTATGGATAACCCTGAAGATCTTGATCCAGCATCTTTTCAAAGACAAATAATTATTGACCTAGGTGTGATGATGAAAAGAGGATCTAAATTATTTTTGATTACACAAGACTTTGAAGATATGAAGCTAGAAAATTTATTTTCTCTAATTTATGGAGAAGATGACTTTGCTGTGAACGAGTTCATCTCTACTACTAATAAAAAAATGTACAACAAAGATGAACAAGCGATCGCTATTAAGAATAAAATGCTTTTAAACAAGCTAGCTTATATATTAGTTTTAGAAAACCAATCAGAATAGCATAATTGTTTGCTACACTCTAAGTGATGGCAGAATTATTTTTAGAAACAGAATTTCCAGATCTACATGAAGCACAGCTCTCTGTAGCAGAATCTGAAGCAAGATGGAAAATTTTATGTGCAGGTAGACGATTTGGAAAAACTCGTTTAGGTGTACAACTTTGTTTGCAGACAGCTCTAGCAGGGAAAAGAGCATGGTGGGTAGCACCTACTTATACAATAGCAAGAGTAGGTTGGCGTGACATACAAGAAGCAGCCAGATCTTTTCCAGAAGCATGGCAACCAACAATATCTTTAGTGAATATGGAAGTTAAATTTCCTTGGTCAGGTGGATCTATTGCAGTAAGGTCAGCAGATAGTCCACATAGATTAAGAGGTGAGGGTCTTGACTTTCTTGTTATGGACGAGGCTGCGTTTACTAAGCCTGATGTTTGGCATCAGGTACTAAGACCTACTCTCACTGAAAGAAAAGGTGGAGCTTTATTTATAAGTACTCCTATGGGTATGAATAACTGGTTTTATGAATTATGGGAATTTGCTGATGGTAAACCTGACTGGGAAAGGTTTCAGTTTGCTACTTATGATAATCCAGCCATTGATAGAAAAGAAGTAGACTCTGCCAAAGAGGAAGTCGGATCAATTGTTTTTGCACAAGAGTATCTAGCAGAGTTTGTTGAAGCAGGACAAGGACTTTTAAAACCTGATTGGTTAAGATATTATAAAGAAAAAGGGGGTACCTTTTTTGCTGCTGGTGAAAATGTACAATTATACGACTGTATGAGATTTTGCACAGTTGACCTCGCTACCTCAATTCAAGAAGGAGCTGACTATACTGTTATAGCAAGTTTTGCAATTACTCCGCAAGGCAAAGTTTTGGTGTTAGATGTAGTTCGTGAACGCATGGAAGCTCCAGATATAATACCTCGGATAAGACAAAAAATGGCTCAATATGATTTACAATGGGTTGGTATGGAAAGAGCTGGTTTTCAGCTTTCTCTTATACAGTTTGCAAAAAGAGATGGTTTAGCTGTGAAAGAACTTAAAGCAGATAAAGATAAAGTTTCAAGAGCTATGCCACTAGCTGCTCGCATGGAAGCAGGAGATGTCTTTTTCAAACAAGGTGCGCCGTGGTTAATAGAAGTAGAAAGAGAACTTATGAGTTTTCCTGTAGGTCATCATGACGATATTGTTGACGCAATAGGTTATGGTGTTATAAGCGCACAAGCTAAAAGAGAATGGACAGCTTACTAAATGGCAAATGAAAAATCAAGATTTCGTAGGGCAGTAGATTATTTAAACGCTCCTACCCAGAGACAACAACAAAAAGCTAGCAGATACAATCAAAGCAGTTCTTTAGACCGTGCTGTATATGGATACAATACTGAATCTGGATATTTTCCTTCAAGTATGTTAGATGATGTTGGTGACGGATCAAATAACTCAGCAGTTGTAGCTTGTTTAAATGTTTTAGCAACATCATTTGCGGAACCAAAGATCAAGATCTGTTATGAGTCTGAAGATGGCGACACAGAGTTTGTTAATAAACACCCAGTATCTTTACTTTTAGAAAGACCAAATCCTTTTACTTCTGGTAACTTGTTAGCGCATTATATAGTTACTTCTTTATCAGCACATGGCGATGCTTTCTTGTATAAAAACCGTAATTCAGATGGAAATGTGGTAGAGCTTGTACCCTTAATGCCAGACATGGTAGAACCTAAAGGAAATCAAAACCAACTAATAACAGAATTTAAATATAGTCCTTATGGTGGGCTTGGGTCTGACAGTATAACACTAAAGACTGAAGATGTTGTGCATATACGAAATGGTATTGATCCTAATAACCATAGGCGTGGATTTGCTCCTCTAAAATCAGTATTAAGAGAAATCTTAGGTGATGAGGCTGCAGGACAATATGCAGCAGCGCTCTTACATAACATGGCTGTACCAGGTGTCATCCTCTCACCTAAAGATGATAATATGGGTGGACCTTCGAAAGAAGAAGCAGAGGCTATCTCTGCTATGTACAAACAAAAGTTTGGTGGTAAAAACAGAGGTGCGCCTATGATCTTATCAGGTGCAATGAATGTAGAAGTTGTTTCTTTTTCACCAGATCAAATGAACCTTAGCGAACTGAGAAAAATTCCTGAAGAAAGAGTATCAGCTGTACTTGGTGTGCCTGCTATTTTAGCTGGATTAGGAGCTGGTCTAGACGCAGCAACCTACAACAACACTAGAGAATTAAGAGAATTTTTTACTGAACAGAAATTAGTACCTTTATGGAAAGCAGTTGCTTCGGAACTTACTCATCAACTACTAAGGGTTGATTACCCAGCTGATGATTATTATGTGCAGTATAATTTAGAAGATGTCAGGGCTTTGTCTCAAGATAAAGATGACATTTACAAAAGAATGAATACAGCAGTTCAAGGTGGTTGGATCACAGTCTCAGAAGCTAGAAAACAAGCTGGTCTGAAAACTGATGAAACACATGATTTATATTTACGACCAATGAATATGGTTGAGCGTCCAGTCGATGGTTCAAGCGCACCAACAACTGAAGAAGACGAAACAAGTAAAGAGATCAACGATCTGAAAAATATGATTGTGGAACTTCAAGAGAAAGTACTAACCTCTACAGCAGCAGCTGTAGATAGCGTTAGAGAAAGTATAATAAAACCAACAGCAACTCCTTTGAATGAAGAAAAGTATGTTGCAGAAATGCCTAACGGTGCATGGTGCATACTTGATCATGAATCCAATAAAGTTATAAAATGCTACGAATCAGAATCAGCTGCTAGAACAGCCCTTTCTAATATGAAGAAAACGACTGAAGAAGCAATAGAAGAAAAAAAGAAAACAAATTTTCCAAGTTCTGGTGACGATCAAACTATCTCAATTTCCAATTCAAGATTCAAACAGTTTCCTGACTACAATTATGTAAAAGATTTAAAAGAAAACTGGCCAGAAATATGGCGTAGAGCAGGTACTGGAGGTAATCCCCCTACTTCATTTACAGGTAACGATGCTTTCAACAGATGGACTAAATACAGAGCTGGTGAAAGGTCAGGTTCTGTTCTTAATTGGGTAAAGAGAAGAGAAAGTTTTATGGCTAGACATTCAGGTAACACTAAACTTAATGGTTACATTGCTGTCATGAAATGGGGTGGCGTTACCAAGACAGGCGCTTCTGCAATGAAAAAAACAGTTAATGATTACAAAAAAGTAATTCGTGAAAGAAGAAAGATTCAAGAAGACCTGTTAGCTGAAATAGAATCGAAAGCATTAAGTGAAGCTACTAAAACCTCTCTAAAGAAAAAAGTTGCAGAGCATAACGCAAAAAATCCTAAGTACCGAGCTACAACAAGAATGTTAACAGCATGTTACAACAGAGGTTTGGCTGCTTATCAAAACAATCCAGGTTCAGTAAGAGGGAATGTCAGTGGACCACAGCAGTGGGCAATGGCCAGAGTCAACGGACTATTAAGGGCTTTGCGAACAGGTAAGTTCAAAAGAACAGCTTACGATACAGATCTTTTGCCTAGTAATCATCCCTTAAGTAGCAAAAAAAATTCCCCTGAATTAATCGAAAATATTAAAGTTTCAACAGAAGAAGCTGAAGTACTATCAGCAGTAGAAATGCACTCAGCTAGATCTGAAAAAGCACCAGCAGGCAGCGTCAAAAAAGGTGATACTGTATCTTGGATGATTAATAAAGACCCTCAACCAGCTTCTACAGCTCATGGTGTAGTGACCAGTGTTGCTACAAGCGGTAAGGTTAGTGTCGGACAAGAAACCCAGGAAGCAACACAAAAAAGTCCTATAGCAAGGATTAAAGTTTGGTCGATTAATGAAGATGGGTCACATACTGAAACTGATCGAACAGTTATTCAGCCAGTGTCTAAACTTCGAAAAATCGGCGATTTTCGTTAGGGATATACTCAATACCTCTAGTTTTCAACTTATTAATAAGTCTAGTTTGATCATCTGCACTTAAAAACAACAACCAGTCGGTTATTATTTTATTCCTATTTGGTTTAGGACTTATTGACAATTGATCCATAAAAGTATTGAACTCACCGTCTACGCTAGTTCTTTTTTCAACCATTTGTATAAATAATCTCTCTCTTCGGCTCCACCGCTGAAATCTTTTGCAGCTAATGTAGCTTCTAACTTAAGTTTATTCTTTTCTATTTTTATGGGATATAAATTATTAAAAATTTCTACTAGACCTGTTTTGTCAGAGTAAACCTCAAGAGGGAAACTCCCAGATCCAATATGCAAAGTCGAAATTTTAATAATCTCATTTTCCATGTAAATATTATACCACAGATATGCAAAAATGTTTTTATTATTGGCAACGATAAATACGCTAAACTATAAATTAGTTTGTTATTCTTATTTAGTAAGAAATTACAAGCGCACTAATAATTAAATATTTAATACGAGGAGTAGGTAGTGCTATATGTCTGAAGAAAAAGAAGTCAAAAATATTGAGTTTGAACTCAAAGCTGATGGGGAATCCAAAGGTCAAGTAAAAGCTGTATTTTCAGTTTTTAACAGCCTTGACAGTGACGGTGATGTTGTATTGCCAGACGCTGTGAAATCAGGTTTTAAATCAGGTGATGTACCAATGGTTTGGTCACACAAATGGGATATGCCAATCGGCAAAGGTAAAATTGTAAAAGACAAAGACAAAGCTACTTTTGAAGGCAACTTTTTTATGGATACTGAATCAGGAAAAGAAGCATATAATCTTGTTAAAGGAATGGGAGATCTGCAACAATGGTCTTTTGGTTTTAGAGTGAATGACTCCGAGTTTGGAAAATTTAAAAAAGATGCAAGTCAAGATGAACAAGATGTTAGGTATCTTAAAGACTTATCAGTTTATGAAGTTAGCCCAGTCTTAGTTGGTGCTAACCAAGAAACTTTTACGATGGCGATCAAGAGTGATAAGGAAACAGAAGAAAAAATAGTGCAATCGATATCCTTATCTGAAGAAGATAATTCTGAAGTAAAGGAAGAAGAAAAAGCTGCATTAGCAAAAGATACTTTTGATAATCCAGGTGAAGCAATGGAAAGGTCTAAAGATCTTTCTTGTGCAATAGGTGTGCATACACATAAATTGGATGATGGCAAAGAAGTATTTATGCCATGTAAAACACACACTGAATATGAAGCTACTTTAGAAAATGCAAAAGGTCATACGCCACAACACACATCTATGCAAGCTTTAGGTCAAATAGCCGAAGATCTTAAACAGATTTTAGGCAACATGCCAAAAGATGAAAATGCAGAAATGCCAAGTTGGTGGGTTGACAAACTAACAGATGTAGCAAAAGAAATAAATGAAATTAGAGATTTACTACTTGATCCAAAAGCAAAAGCTGATGATCAAGAAAAGGTTTCAGAAAAGAGTGCCAGCGTGCAAGGTAAACGCTTTTCTGATGAGGTAAAAGATGTTCTTGCAGCATTAAATAACCTCGTTGCCAGGGTTCAATCTATAGGAGAACTCAGGAAAAAGAATGGTAGGAAGTTGGGAGCGTCAGCGACAGAGGCTCTCAGACAAGTTCAAGAAAGCGTCTCTGATGCTTTTGATGAACTAGATAAATTCGTAGACGAATTTGGAACGGAGGGTGCATTGGAAACCGATGTAGTAGAAGAAGCTGAAGCTCAACTTAATGTTGATGCAGAGGCAGAAGTCGAAGCTCCAGCGGAAGCTGAAGTTGAAATAGAGGAAACAGTTGCAGAAGTTCCTGTTGAGGAAACTCAAGAAGAAACAGAAGCAGTAGTTGAATCAGATCCAACTGAAGTAGAAGAGGGTGTTTTAGCGGAAGCTTTAACAGAAGCTGAAGCTACAGAAGTCGAAGTTGACAATGAGCTTGACGATCTATGGTTAGAAAGCCAACAGATTGTTACTGACTCAATATTAACCGACATAGAAATAGAAGAAGAAAACGAGAATATTTAGGAGAAACGAATGGAAGTAAAAAAAGTTCGTGAGCAAATAGTTGCAAAGTCCGAAGAACTCAAAGGTCTCTTTACAGAGATTGAGGGTCAAGAAGGACCATCTACTCCAGAGCAAAAGCAAGCAGTCATTGAAAGAAATGGCGAACTTGCTTCTTTAAGAGATGATCTTAAAGTAGCTGAAGCTAAGTCTAAACTAGACGCTTCAGGTGGAGCAGTTGCAAGTATCCCTACCCCATCAGGAAATGAAGCACCAGCTTCTTTCGGAGCAGAGGTACTCAAATCAGCAGCTTACAAAGCTTACACAGAAAACGGCGCTAAGAACATACAGTCAACAGTGCCATTTGAGTTAAAGACAAACTTAACAACTACAGGATATCCACCAGAGTCCTTGAGACAACCTGGAATGTTGGAAACAGCATTAAGAAATCCTGATTCAGTTATTAATTTGTTCGATCAAATACAAACTGATCAAAATGCATTCGTGTATCTTGAGGAAACTACTTTCACTAACAACGCAGCTGAAGCCGCAGAGGCAGCAGCAGTTGGTGAAGCAGCTCTCGCATTTACCGAAAAAACTGCAACAGTATCAAAACTAGGTGTTAATATCCCAGTTACTGATGAGTTGATGCAGGATGTTTCTGGTCTTGAGGGATACTTAAACTCACGACTACAAACAATGATCAAATTAAGATTAGACAGCCAGTTAATAGCTGGTAATGGTACTTCACCAAACCTTGAAGGTATCTTAGATGCAGGAAAATCCAGTGTTGGATCGACTGCTTTTGGATCCTACTCAGGTGGTTTGGGAAGAATTGGTGCTATCTATGGAGCAATCACAGATATTAGAGTGAACGCTTTCACAGAACCAGATGCAATAGTAATTCATCCAAATGATTGGGCGCAAATCGTCCTTCAACTAGATGATGACTTTGCTGGTGACGCTACAGCAGGATATGCAGCTAAATCACCTGTATTTATGAGTGCAGGCGGATTTGGTGGCGGTGTCGCTAACCAACTTTGGGGATTAAATGTTGTTCCATCAACAGCAATCGCTGAAGGTACTATCTTAGTTGGTAAGTTCGGTGGCGGAGAAGCAGCACATGTCGTAGTAAGACAAGGAATGGACATCGCAGTTAGTGATAGTCATGGTGATAACTTTACGAAGAATATCATGGTGATCAGAGCTACTATGAGAGTCGGTTTCCCTGTTTACAGGCAAGCAGCTTTCCACAAGATCACAAGCGCTTAATAGCGTAACGATTTCGAGTATGGGGGCTTTTAGCCCCCATATTTGTAGGAATAGGAGAAATAATGGGCTACGGTTATAACAAAAAACCTAAGAAAAAGAAAAAACCTAAAAGAACAAAAAAATAAGTTAGGATTAATTATTATGGACGAAAAATATATAAAACCAGAAAAAAATATTTGGAAATTACAAGACGGAACAATCTTTGAAGGTGCTGTCTCAGAGCTTCCAAAAGCTAACGCTGATCTTATTGCAAAAGCAGGTTGGGAATATCCAGAATCTTTCTTAAAAGAACAAGGATGGGGATCTAAACCTAAGAAACAAGCTCCTGCAAAAAAGAAAGCAGCACCAAAGAAAAAAGTAGAAACTAAAGCAGTTAAACCATCTGAAAATAAGTAAGGAGTTGTAATGGCTCTTTGTTCTTATTCTGATGTTGAAGCTATAGTCGGAATTGACTTTAGTTCTACAGTACAAACATCAATCACAAATAATTTTATTGCGTACTCTGATAGGGTAATCAAAACTTATATTGGATACGATATAGAACAGTCAAATCAAACTGAAGTTCTTTTCGGAAATAATATGAGAGAACTTAGTTTAAAACATCTACCAGTAAATTCTATTACCTCTGTAACTGAAGATGGCAATGTCTTGACAGAGGGAAATGATAATGAATATGTATTTCATGAAAATGGTCGACTAGAAAGAGTACTTGGAAGATGGTCAGGATCTAAACCTAGAAACATTACAATAGTTTACAATGCTGGTTACTCAACAATTCCTGAAGATATAAGGTTTACAAGTGCAAGAATTTCTGCCAGAATGGTCTTGTCGGCATTAAATTTAGGAAGCCAAGCCAAGCCAGGTGCGGTTGACACACATTTATCCGACTCAACAGATGGGGCTGACATGTCAGTAGTACTACAAGAGCGAATTGGGGATTTAACTGTTCAATTTGCTGATCCTCTAGCTTACTTTGATGGCGATCTTTTAAAGTCATCAGATAAGTTATTACTATCACCTTATAAGAAACAGGTATTAGTTTAATGGATCTTGTATCCTACACATATCTCATCGGTTTTCTAAATTACCATGGTCTATTATCCGCTCACCTAAACGAGTATGCGCAAAAGCGTGTATTTCAAGAGGAACTAGTTAACGCTAAATTTAGCGAAATTATAAAAGGTGAAACATGGAATACAAGGAAGAATCTTTAAGTAATCTTTTAAGGTTACAAGAACTTTGGTGGCAAGTAGACGCAAACTGTAACGACAAGGACGCTGATCTATTTTTTCCAAATCGTGGAGCTTCAACAAGAGAAGCTAAGAAAATTTGTTCTGAATGTACTGTTAAGGAGCATTGTTTAGAGTATGCTATAGTGAACGCCGAAAAGTTCGGTATTTGGGGTGGACTTTCCGAAAGAGAACGCCGTAAAATAAGAAAAGACCGAGGACTTACAAGGAAACGATCTAGTGCCTAGTAGAAAAATACCATCAGTAGAACAAGCATACGAACTCTTCGATGCAGATCCTTGGCGACCATTATCTGAGTGGGCTGAAGAGTGGGACTGTTCACATGAAAGAGTAAGACAACTTAGAGAACAAGCAGGTTTTGATCCTATTTCTAAAATAGATAAAGGTATAGCTATGACTGTTGTAAACAGAATTCGTAATGGTGAATATTCACTTACAGTTCGTGAACTTTATAAAGATCTACCAATTGGCCTAGAAAAGTTTTTGACATGGATGAAACAAGAACCGTCTATTTACTTAGCTGTACTTGAAGCTCAACAATGGGTAGAAAAAGAATCTTGGAACCCACCATCAAAACAATGTGCCAAATGCGGAAATATATTAGCACCCAAAAGTTTTAACAAAACACAAAAGTATAAAGATGGTTTACAAAAGGTGTGTAAGTACTGTATGAGTAATCCCTCTGAAAAATTGCAAAAAATTAAAGAAAAGCAAAAAAAGTTACAAGAACTCAAGAACAAGCTAGATAACTGATTTCACAAATTTTTCTACTAAAGTATTAGTATGTCCTACGATTATCAAGCATATTTAAAAGAAGATATAACCGTTCAAACAATGTCAACAGGTAGTGTTGATGATAGAGGTTTATATAATTCTGATTGGAGCACTAGTAGTACCGTTAAAGGTCGTCTAGCTTCTCGTAGTGATTTAGAACAAGAAGGCGAAACTGATCTACAAGTAGGTGAATTCTTTTTATATATACCAGGTAGTACAGTTATAAAAACATCAGATAGAGTTGCTAAAGGATCAAACTATTTTGACATAATAGGAATAGAAGAAATAAAAGACAGGTACGGAACAGTACCAATTAAAAGACTTAGTCTAAGAAAGAGTTTCTAGTGGCTTCTTCAGTGGGAAATAAATTTAGAAACATTCTTTACAGTTCTTCTGCTAAAACATTTGCTACAGGTGACTTAATTTCTTTAGACATAATGAAGTCACCAGCCAATGCTATTCGTCAACCAGCTTTAGCAACAGCAAAAGTTCTAGGTGATATAAGATCAGTTAGACCAGGTGGTCAGGGTTTACCTATGAGATTTAGAAGAAGAGTCTCAGGTAGGATTGCAGGTAGAATGGGTCACATCCTAATTCCACAGGGCATGGGTTTTGCTTCTCGTTTGATGAACAAATACTACGGTAGATTCTTAACTAAGAAGTTAAACAATTATTTTAATCAAAAAGTAACTTACACATTAAAACTAGACGGTAACAAAATGACTCAAACAACAAAAGCACAATTAGCAAAAAATATTAATAGAAATATAAAAACACAAAGTATGAAAGGCAAGCAAGATTTAAAAAATATGGGTGTTAATTTAGAACATTTTAACCCACAAGAGATACTTACTAAAATACAAAGACAAATGATGGGTGCCTCTGGAAATACAGGTGTTCCAATAGTTACTGGTAATTTAAGGGATTCCATAATAAGTAGAGGATTTAAGTTTTATGGAAGTGAAGAAGCCATAATTGAAGGTAACTTGACTATAGGTGGTTCCAAAGGTTCCGAAATAGGGGGTAAAGCAGATAAAGCACCATACTGGTGGAAAACTGTTTATGGTGGTTATTATGACTTTGCACCAGACAGATTCATACCTGCAAGAAATTTTGCTTGGTTTGGTCTTTCTGTTACTAAAGGATTGTCACTAGTACCAGCTCTCAAAGGCAAAAAAATACTTGTTGACAATACAAATTTCTCACAAGTTGTGACTGTTACTAAGGGTGCTATGCCTTATATGAACTTTCAACCACCAAGACCTCCAAATGGTTCATTTGAAATAAGTGCTGAGAATAAATTAGAAAGTGAAGGTGAATAACAATGACAGGTTTAGCAAGTAATAGTAACCTACCACCTGATCCTGAAATTATAGCGAGGGCATGGTGTTTAGAAAAAACTGCTATAACAGATATAGTGGGTACAAGAATAGCAACAAGATTACCTCAAAATCCGACTTTACCATTTTTAGTAATTACTAACGGTGGCGGTAATTTATTAGATGCAAGTTCACAAGCAGCTATTAGTCAACAGTCAATGATTTTTAATTGCTATGCAGGAAGATGGGGTGGATCAGGATCTAAAGGGGAACCTGATTACACTACAGCAAGTAATTTAGCTCAAGTAGTTTTTAAGGAACTCTTTATAGAATCTAACGAAAAAGTTACTACTGCTAGCGGTGTAGATGGTTGGATTTATGGTTTTGAAATTCAAACAACGCCTACACGAGTAGAGGAAGCTGAGACTATGGTTGCTAATTTTGAAGTTGTAGCTCTTATGACTTACAGAGCTTCTGGTTAGTTCTTGAATAACACTAATTTGCAAAATAATCATCTAATATTATCTTTGAGGTAATTTATGAAAATAAAAGTTAAAGTTAATCCTAATTATCCAGCTGACGCAGTCGGCGATGAGATATTGGGGCTAACCTTTACCAAAAATGAATGGACGGAAGTTAATGGGACTGACTGGAAAAGACTCAAAGAATCAACTGGTCGTATGTGGAATGGTGAGCTATCTATACCAATGCTCATCAAAGAAGGATCAGATTGGGAGATTAAGCCAGTCATTCAGACCGATATTGAGGAAGACAATTCTTCAGTAAACGGCGATGAGGGAGCTGACGACTCTTCAGAAGACTGGTATAAGTCAGAAGAAGAATAACTGATCAAAATGATTAGTTGTACAACTAATAGTAAGTAAGTTAGGAGAATATATGCCAACGACATATAATACAGCAGGTACAGTATCGGATGTGCTTATCGGCACAGGCGTACTTTATGTTGCTGCAAAAGGAACAGCTTTTCCTGGTAATTCAGGATCTGACTGGGAAGACAACCCAAGCGGTTGGTCTGATGTTGGTTTCTCAGAAGACGGCTGGACCCTAGAGTATGATAAAACTTTCGAAGATATCATGGTTGCAGAAGAAATTGATCCAATAAAATCAGTTAAATCTGCACAAGAGATCAGATTAACTGGTACTCTTGCACAAGCAAGTTTAGCTAATATTAAAGAAGCTTTTGGAGGTGGAACGATCACAGAAGATCAAACCACTAACTTTGCAGCTGGTTTTGACACATTAGTGCCACCATCAACTGATGGCTTCGTAGAGAAATCACTATTACTAGTAACTGAAGGACCAGGAGGTTCAATCAGACACCTAGAAATTCCTAGAGCTATAAATGTTGGAGCTTTCTCTATGGCGCAACAAAAAGCACCTCAAAAAGTGCTTCTTGCCACAGAGTTTAAGATCCTTGCCCCTGATAGTGTTGCTACATCTGTAGGAACAACAGGCGGTAAAAAGAACATTTTTAGAATTGTTGATAACACTAATGCAACAACAGAAGGAAGTGTAAACTAAATTAACTCATAACGATCGGAGGAATAATAATGAGTAAACGATTTAAAGATTTTGATGCTGCACAGGACTCAAAAAACCCTGAGCCAATCAAGATAAAAGTAAATGGAAATGAATATGAGTTTCCACCATTTTTATCAGCGTCAGTTGTTTTAGAACAATTAACATGGATTGGGGACGATGGTGCTGTAGCAGCTTCAAATCTTCCAAGATGGTTTGTAACTGTTTTTGGAAAAGAAAATTATAACAAAATCTCAAAAGATGTCCCTTTTCAAAAGCTACAAGAAATATCACAATGGCTAATGGAACAGTATGGACTTTCTGATACAAATCAAGAATTAGCAGGTGGACTAACTGAGGATGAGGGTGATACCCCAAAATAACTTTTAAGGTCACCGATGTCGTTGAGCGGTGGTCTTATGTAGAGTCCGACTTCAACAAAATATATAATATTATTGAGCCTCTTGATCTTGAATGGCGCAAATTTTACAGATTACTGAGTACAATGCCTATAGAGAGTTCTTTATTTTTCGCTCCTTATTCAAATGAATATGCAGAGCAACAAGAAGGTCTATCCGAAAAATCTGATGATCGAAATTGGTATAAAGAAGAACTTGATACAAAGATGGGCAGAAAGCCTAAACAAAGAACTGCCACATCTATAGAAGAATTAATACAAGACCAGAATAGGTACGGTATAGGCAAGGAGTAAAATGGCTTTTGGTAAATCTTTACAAGGTGTAGTAAAGCTAATGATCGGCGCTTCGCCTGATCTATCTCAACTAAAAATAGATGCTGATAAAGGCGTAGGTGAGGCTGCAAATCAAATAAAAAAGATGACAGCAATGCACGCTTCAATTGCAGCAGGTGCTTTGATAGGTATGGGTACCATTTCTGTAGGTCTTATAAAAGCAGCACAGTCTGCTATAGCTTTTGAAGAATCTTTTGCTGGTATTAGAAAAACTGTTGAAGCTTCTGACGCAGAATTTGCTAGATTATCAAGTCAAATAAAAGAATTAAGCACAGTTATACCAGTAGGCACAGACGAATTAAACAGAATCGGCGAACTAGGTGGTCAGTTAGGTATAGCTACTCAAAGTCTTCCTGAATTTATTAAAACAGTTTCCACACTTGCAACGACAACTAACTTAACTGTCGATAATGCTGCCCTTGGTCTTGCTAGATTAGATGCTATAGCTCAAACTAACGGTCAAACCTTTGAAAATATGTCTTCTGTAATAGTTGATCTTGGTAACAACTTCGCAGCCACTGAATCAGAGATTATGACTACAGTATTAAGAATTGCTCAGGCTGCAGCCCAGGTTGGCGCAACAACAGAAGATGCACTAGCCTTTGCTGCTGCTTTACAAGCTATTGGTGTACCAGCTCAAGCTGGTGGTACAGCTGTAGCTCGTGTTTTTCAAGCAATTAATGAAGCTGTTATAACAGGCGGAGAAAGTTTAGAAAAATTTGCAACAATAGCAGAAGCCTCTGGAAGAGTTACAGCAGATAATTTTGCAGATTCTTTTGGCGCTGATCCAGCTATGGCGGTTGTATCATTTATTGAAGGATTAAATGAACTTAACAAAGAGGGTGTAAATATAATTCAGTTTTTAGATGATTTAGATCTAAAACAAAGAAGAACAATGCTTTCTATATTAGGTCTTGCAGAAGCAGAAGGCGTTTTAGCTGATGCTGTAAATACAGCAAGAAATGCTTTTGAAGAAAATAATGCTGCTCTTGATGAAGCCGTAAAAAGATATACTACTACAGCTTCACAGATAGAAATAACAAAAAATACTTTTAGTGAATTAGGTATTCAAATTGGTGAGAATCTTATACCAGCATTTAGAGGAATATTAGATACAGTTCAAGAAACAATACTTGCTTTTTCTGAAAGTGAAACAGTAGGAAAAAGATTAGCTCAATTATTTATTACTTTAGGCACTGTAGCATCACTTGCCGTAATACAAATTATGAGATTAAATGGTGTTTTGACAACCTTAAAAGCTCATCCTATTATGCTCGGTATTACAGCTCTAACTACAGTGTTTACGGCATTCGCAGTATCAGTAGCAAAAGCAGAAGGTGAAATGATACAGCTACGCAGAAACTTAGATGCGTTTGCTCAAGATGGTAAAGTAACTGAAAATACTATAAAAGCTATATTAGATACAACACTAGAGTTTGACAAAGTACTATCTGGTTTAAGTTTTGAAGATCGTTTCAATACTGAAAATATGATAGCTGAAGCTATTGTTGGTGGACCTAGCGAACAAAAAGCTCTTATAGAACATCTCAATACTGTAATTGAATCAAATGAACTAATACTTGAACAAAATAGAATGTATGGAGACCAAGAAGCTGTAATGCAAGCAGCAGTTGCAATAAAAAGTGCTAAAGATGTTTTAGGAATTATGGAAGAAATCAATGTTGCTATAATTGCTAGAGAAAAATTACAACATCAAAATCTTAGAACGCAAGCTATGGAAGCGTTAGGTATTAAAAGACTTGCTGAAGAAGGCACTAGAGCTAGAGCTATGCAGGAACAATCAATTATTTTGCATATGCAGCATCAAAAAGCTGTAGAAGCTGACAAAGAAGCTATGGCTGCATTAAGTGAAGAAATGACAGGTTTAAAATCCATGTTTGAAGCAATTGATGAGGCTGTAGTAGATTCTACTGACAGTTTTGTTAGAAGTTTTCAAGCCTTACCTGAAGCTGTAATCCTATCTGCTGATCAAATGGTTGAAAACTTTAGAACAAGGTTTTTACTAACTGAAATATTTAAAGCGCAAATTGATGAACTTAAAGCTTTGGGTAATGATGATTTAGCGTTATTTTTTGCTCAGTTAGGTCCTGAATCAGCACCAAACTTGGCGAACTTACTTGCAAGTCCAGAAGCCATGGCAGAACTAGAAGCTGGTTTAGAGGCTACTGAAAACACAGTCGTTAAAGGTCTCAAAGATCAGTCAACAAGAATTGCAGAAATATTAGGAAACGAATTTGGTTTACGAGGTACGGAATCAGGCATTCAATATATGGATGGTCTTACAGAGGGCTTTAAAGCTGGTGCGCCAAAAACAGAAGGTGAACTTTCTAAGAAATTGGAGGGTATCGCTAATATAGCTGACATAATATTTGATACTGGATCACCATCTAAAAGAATGAAAAAACTTGGTAACTTCATCATGCTTGGTTTTACTCAAGGTATTCAGCAAGGTTATCCAACTTTAGAAAGAGAATTTAAAGGACAAATGATTGATCTTGTAGATATGATAGAAAGTAGCGTCAATGACGCAGTTTCTGCTATCTCAGGATCGTTTAGTGATCAGTTTGGTGCTTTTGGTTCTATGAATAATATTACCAAAATGAATAAAGATTTAAATAAATTATTAGCAGAACAAACAAAACTGTATCAAGGTAATACAGCAGCTCAAACTAAAGCAATTTTTGAAGCTCAGGAAAGAGTAGATTTTCTTACTTTGGCTGTGTCTGAGGGTACAGCTCCTTTATTTGAATTACAAATTGCAGAAGAGGAACTTGCAAAAGCTAAAAGAGCTAATGCTGATGAACAAATAAAAGTTGCTGAAGATATAGAGTCAATACAAACAAGAATAGCTTCAGGAACATTTAGTGCCGCTAAAGAAGGCTTTGGTTTACTGCAAGCAGGACCTGAAGCTGTAACTCAATTTGAAGAAGTAGCAAGAATATTAGGAATTGATGAACAACTTATAAGCAAGATTACTACTAAGTCTTCAGAGCTAGCAAATACTTTAGGAACAGACTTTGCTGGTGTTATTAATGATATTTCCCAAGATTATTTTGATTTTAATTTAAAAGTCGAACAAGAAAAAATTACCTTGAATCTTGACACTACTGATGCAACTATGACTATGACAGATTGGTTAGAATGGTACACATCTACTATAAATAGTACCAACAATGCTGTAAGTCCATCAGTCTCTACTGGTGGAGGAAGTCCTAATATACAAATGTATGCAGGTGGTGGAAGAATACCTATGTATGCTAAAGGTGGAACTCTTGGTTCTGGATATGGAATAGTAGGCGAAGCAGGACCAGAATTAATTCGAGCAATACCAGGTGGCGGTGTGGATATAACACCTATAGGTTCTAAGAGTGCGTCTAGTATTACTATTAGTAATCTAAATGTAAATGTTACTGGTGTTCCATCTGATCCAATGCAAGCTAGAAAAGCAGCCATTGCTATAAAGAAAGAACTTTCAAGATTAGATAAAGAAGGACACATAGGAACAGGTATTAGAGGTAGATAGTGAACAATATTGATAATAAAGAAAAGAATTACTTAAAATCTTGTAAATCAGATTTTAAATGTGGTAATTATTTTTATCATAGTACTTTTAGATATTGTGAACAATGTAGAGCAAAGGATATGTGTTAATGGCTTTTACTATAACAATTGGAAGGTTGACATTTACTTCACCAGCAAATTTATCTGATAGTAGATCAGGATCAACTCACACTATAAGTATTACTGGTACTTTAGCTCCAGATAGCTTAGATGAAGCGAAGTATATAAGAGACGAATTATTAGCTTGTGCTAATGGTTATTATGTAGTTCCATTTATCTGGCAAGGGGATACTTCTATTACTGGTTATGTCAAAGTTACAGGAGCTTCTGTCAACACTACTAGAGTACAAATAGGTGGATACCAGTATTCTATAGAATTAGAGTTTTTAGGAAATATGGGTGAAGTTGAATTTGAGAGTCAGCTGTCAGGTGGGATTATACAAAATGATCACAGTATAACTTCTACTACAAGTCAGTTTTATGCACCACCAGTAAACTCGTATTCACATGATCATGGATCTATTCCAGGTACCTTTTCTAGAGTAGGTGAAGATGGTACAACTTATATAAGGTTTGGATCTTCTCTAAAAGACTACAACGCAAAATACTTGTGCGACCCAGAGGATTATTATAAGAATGCATGTGAGGTTTATACAGATGGTATTGATGATGTCACAAGACTAAGATGTGGCTTAGAGTCACCCAATAACTCACCATCCTCTACAAAAATTCAGAATGGTTTAGTACAAATGACTTTTGTCAACAATACAGCACAATCTAGATTCATTATTAAAGCCTATGATGGCTCTGATTATTTGTCTTCAACAGAATTTGCTGTTTCTCGTGGTGCAAGTGCAAACGAGTGGCAGGGTTGGAGATCTGTACAGATACTAAAAAATGATCCTGAAATATGTACAGTTAGACTAGGTAGTTATTACGAAGCAACCACTAAAGATAAAAGGCTAACTCTTGATGTTTCTTTAAGAAGAGGTGCTAGGCATTTTTCTATAGTGGCTACACAATACTCATCAGCACAGTTTAACATTAGACCAACTACTACAACCGCTTATGTTGACAATACTAGTTATGGCATAACTTCTAGTAATGATATCGATGGTAATAAAATTTTATTGGGTAGTCCGCAAAACTTTGATGTAGATACAACAAATGGTGGTATTAATTCAACAGCTTCTACTGCAACTTTAAAAGCGTTTATAGGTTATGAATATAATGGGAGTTCGGCTACTTCAGAAGATCAAGCTACTAAAGTTAGAGATCAGTATCTTGATAATATATTTGAGGTTGTCCGATTAGTTAAATCATGAGCGTAACAGAAAAACTTATGGCACCAGGACAGTTTACTGTCCAACTAGACAAAAAAATAATACCAAATACAATAATTAATCAACTTGACGCTTGGGGAAATATAGTTATAGTTCCAGCAGATCTAAATGTACTTGAATTTTCAGATTCAACACTTCTGACAGCAGCTAGTTATGTAGGAATTCTCTACAGTCTGGAAATAGGTGATGAGGAAAATGTTGTTTTGACAGGTCAAGGTATGGTTGCTTACTTAGGAGATGGTGACTCTAAAGGTATGCCAATCGCCGAGACTGGTGGTCCTACTGGTGTTAGGTCTTACACCAATGCAACTTTAGTCAATACACTAGATGGAACTGGAACTCCTAAAGGGTTGCTAAGAGATGAATCAGGTAATCAGGGTCCTATAAGAAAAGGTACTATTACTGAAACTGGTACAAATTATACAGGCACTCATTATACAGAATCAGCTTTAAAAGCAATAAAATATGTATGTCAAGAAGTAGGCGCAGAATTCAAAATAAGTACTAATGGTTTTCTAAGTGCTGGATCATCCTCTGATATTTTTTCAGGTCACGACAGTAATCCAACATCTATAATAGTTAGAAATCAAAGTGGTGAAGATCCCAACATAACAGGTTTGAGTACAACTAGTTTAGTAGCTCAGTATGACGCTTCTGAGTTTGTAAACAAAGTAGAACTCGTTGCTAGTAAGTATGGTTTTGAAGCAAACTACGGACAAGCTACAACTTCATCTAATCCTTATAAAGATATTTTTGGAAATGCTCTAAAAAGAACTCAATATGTTTCAGATCCGCAAACACCTGCTACTAGTAAAACGACCAGAGCTACAGCTTATTTAAACGAGCTAAATGAAGTTAAAAAAACTTTAAATGTATCTTTAGAGGAATATGATATAGCTGGTGATTTTCAAGTCGGTGACAAGATATTTATTCATGATCCAGATATTGGATTTGTTGATACAGAAGCAGATAGGTTGTCTGAAAGTAGAAGTTCTCTCTTTGAGACAACATACCAAGGACAAATTTTAAACCCAACAAAAATAAGAATATTGGGTCTTACTTGGCCAGTGAAAAACGGATATGGTGTCTTTTACAGAAAATCTAATGGTTCATATATAGAACTTACAGATTATATGTTATGGGAAACTGGAGATGTTCAATTAGAGATAGGTGATGTAGCCCCATCTTTAACTGAAAGTCTAAGTTTTAGCGGATATACACTAGATGCTGTTGGTGGGGAAGATAAGACAGTTCCTAATACACCATCAAGTCTTACCCAAGTTGCAGGTACTTACTCAGATGGTAATGGCGTTTCAAAAGCATTTATAAAATTATCTTGGACAGCTCCTACTAATACAGATGGATCAACTATAACAGATGGTGCTTATTACAGAGTTAGATATAAAGCTATAGCTGACTCAGGAAGCAATAATATCAACACTTCTGGTGGTTCTCAAGTAACTGAGTTTACTTATCAAACTGTACAGTTTAATGATACTGATTTTGTGATATACGATTTATCACCCAATACTTTCTACGAAGTAGGTGTTCAAGCTGTAGATCAATCAGGATTTGATAGTGCTTTTGCTGCTATATCTTCTGTACAAACCCCTAGAGACGCAGGCGCACCAAATAAACCAGCTGGCTTTACTACTATTGCATCAAACCCTCTAAGGGTACAATTCATACACAATTTAGGACAAGCAAAAGATGATTCAGGAAATAATGTAAGTCCTGTTGTTAACTTTACTTTAGCTAAAGATATTGATCACATAAATATATACGCTTCCACAACACAAGGTTTTAATCTTAATTATGACTCGACAAATAAAAAAGTTCAAAACTCTGGATTTAAAATTGGAGAATTAAAAGCTACACATGCACACATTACTAATGGAATTGCTACTGTCGGATATGTTGATATAGATAACGCAACTACACATTATTTTAGATGTACTGCTGTTGATAGTTCTGGTAATGAATCGGAACCATCAGATGAACAGACAGGTAATGCAGAACTAGTTAATACAGCTCATATATCAAACTTAGCAGTTACAGAAGCTCTTATTGGAAATGCGGCAGTCACGACACTAAAAGTTGCTGATGCTGCGATAACAAACGCAAAAATTACTAACTTAAATGCAACTAAAATTGACGCAGGTACTATTAGTGCTGATCGTATTGGTGCAGGAACTATTAATACATCTAAGTTAAACTTTACACCTGTTAGTACTTCTAATATTGTTGCAAGTATTAACTCTTCTTCTGAAGGTCTAGAAATAAATGCTGCAAGAGTTGACTTTTCTGATCTAGTATCTGTCGGCGGTGCTTTAGATGTCGGAGGTTCTGATACTTCTAGTTTTCATGTAGATACTGATGGTAATATGTTTTTAGGTGCTGGAACACTAAGTGCTGCCCCATTTAAAGTTACTAAAGAGGGTGTTTTGACTGCAACCTCAGTTACAGCCTCAAGTGTATTTGTTAATGGTGTCTCAATTACACCTTCTTCTGTAACATCAGCAGTTAATATGGATGCTGCTTCAACTTTGACTGATAACTTTACATTGTCTGGATCTGGAAAAATAAGGACAGCTTCAACTGGTTCAAGAATAGAAATGTTTGAAAGTTCTAATGTTGGTATCTTGAACTTCTATGGTGATGGTGGCGAACTTACTATGTCTATGCAAGCTGGTAACGATGAGTTTCAACTTGTTGGTGGAACAGATGATAATGTTAAATTAAGTACGGTAGCTGGCAAGGAATTTGAAATAAGTGCAGGACACATAAAACTCAATGCTTATGGAACATCAAGTGGCGGAGATATATATTTAGGTAGTTCAAATAGCAGTGTGAGACTCCTTATTGGAACTAATCCTGGAACAGCAGGACAGGTACTAACAAGTAATGCTAATGGTATTTCTTGGACAACCACTTCAGGACATTCCCATAATGGATATAGTTTTCCTAATAGTGGTACATTGCTTTCAACAAATAATCACTCTCATGGAAATAGCATGACACCTAATACTCATGGGAATGAAAATCACAATGTTTCATTTGGAACTGGTAATGGTAATTCCAATCTATCGATAGGTAACAGTTCTAATAATGCAGCACCTGGTTCTCACCCTAATAGTGGTCATCATAGTCACAGTGGAACAGTTTTAACTACAGCAGGTGCTGATAACCTATACGCTTCAGCTCATAACCACCCTTATGCTTCATCTAATCACAGTAACAGTTCACATAATGTTGACTTTGCTACGGAAACTTATGTAAACGGACAAATTACAAGTCACAGGTTTAGTGTAAGTCATTCGGATGAAAGGTTAAAAGAAGATATAGCTCCTATAACTTTAGGTCTAGATTTTCTGAATAGGTTAACGCCAAGAGATTTTAATTGGAAATCTTCTCACTTAGATACTTTATATAGTTCTGATGATTCTATGGATTTGAAGTATAAAGGAATGACAAGTAACTTACAGCAGGGATTTGTTGCTCAAGAAGTTAAACAAGCAGTGTTTGATGAAACAGGTAGCAATACAGCTTTTTCTGGTTTAAAAATTGGGGACATTACAGATTATGACTCAAGTATAACTAGTGATGCAGATGACATGGGTAGGATAGAACTTGAAAACTTTATACCTCCGTTAGTTAAAGCAGTCCAGCAACTATCGGCTAAGATAGAAGTATTAGAAGCTAGAGTAGACGAGTTAGAGGGAACATAATGGCATTTGAATACAAATATGATGCAAAAACTATAAGCAATGAAGAGAAGCTTGAAGAATTAAAAGATTATATGAAAGCTCTTGAAGAAGTGCATCGTTCAGAATCTTCAAAAGACTCCCCAGATGCAGATAGATTGTCAAAACTTGAAACAGAAATTACAGCTAGAAGAACTGAATATGAAAATTTAGGGGGATCATACGATTGAAATTTGATTTAGGGGGAAAACAATCTATAGAGTTTAAAACAGATGTAAAAGGTCTTGAAAGCATAGCTCCAGTAAAAACAGCAAGTTATTTTTTACCTAAATGGTTTAAGAACATGTCTGATTCGATAGAGCAACCAGCAGTACACGAAAAAGGAAAGCCAAATTATTTTGGAAAAAAAGGTGATACAGCTAAAAAGCATACATCTGGCACAGTCAAAAGATGTCCAGCTATTGTTGATCTCATAACTGAAGGTTTTATAATACCTCTATGGTCTGACTTTTTAGTACAAAGAGATATGGAAACATTGGAATGGGATAATAAAAACTTTAAGTATGGAATTGAGTTTCACAGCAAAGAACAAATAAAAGGTTGGGATTTAAAAAAAACAGACTTTCCAGAAGGTGTTAAATTTATAAATCCATGGCGTATTTACACACCAAAAGGGTACTCGGTGATGTTTATGACACCAACCTATCAGTTCGAAAAAAGATTTACGGTGTTACCTGGGATAGTAGAAACTGATAGTTATCATCATGTAAATTTTCCTACTGTTTGGCACACAACAAAAGATACCTTTATTGAAAGAGGAACACCTTTTATACAAGTTATACCATTCAAAAGAGATAGATGGAATCTGTCAGTAGATCAAATGAGTGATCAGGATCTAGCTAATGAAGAAATAGAAAAAGTACGACTTTCGACAAAGTTTAAAAATTCTTATAGAGATCTGGTTGCAAAGAGTAAGAACTAAAATTTAATTTTTCTGTGGTAATGTGATTACTGGAGGACAAATGGCTAAATCATACGAATTTAAAGTATTCGATGACAATATGAAGAGACAATTTCTTTTAAATCAAATACTTGAACAGGAAGTACAGTTGTTTAGTTTAATGATTGCGCCATTAGCTGATAATGATCCACAGTATGATGAGTGGCTATATAGTTTTGAAGAGATAAAGAAGTCTACTTCAAAATTGATGGAGGTATACGAAGGTCTTGGTGGGGATTACGATCTACAGGAGATAAAGCGTGTCATTAACAACTCACAGTAACAGTACAACAGAGATTGCTAATCTCAGTACTCAAGACAACTTTTTTGACACTTCAGACTCTGGTGAGGGTTATACACTATCTCAAGCAACTCTTAAGTTAGTTTCTTTAAATCATAATCTACATTTAGACGGTAGAACTATTGTCTCAGACGGTAATCTTTCGATAGGAACAACAGCAACTAATACAGAAATTGTTTTTGGTACAGCTTCAACAGCTGCTTTTAAAATAGACGGAACAGGCAGATTAGATATTCTATCTGGCAAGCTTTTAATCGATGGATCTGATGGCGATAGTGGACAGGTTTTGACAACAGATGGTTTAGGTAACATTTCTTGGACTACACCTGCCACAGCACAGTATGCTTTTGCTAAATTTTCTGTAACTGGTCAAACTACACTACAAGCTTCATCTACTTCTGAAACTGTAGAGTTTGAGGCAGGATCTGGAATATCTTTATCGACTAACTCTTCTTCTAATCCTAAAAAAATTACTATTGCTAATACAAACACAGCAGCAAATGCTTTTTCAACATTTTCTGTCTCTGCAAACGGCGGTTCTGCTAGTGGATCAAGTGCCGTAGCAGATGGGGAAACTGATACTCTGACACTTGTAGCAGGTAGCAACATAACTTTAACTTCAGATTCTAATAATGATCAAATAACTATCTCTAGTTCAGGTTCTGGCGGTGGTTCTCAAAATCTTTTTAGTTCTATTTCTTCAGCAAACCAAACAACAATCTCGGCGACCAGCGATACGGATACACTAGCTATAGAGTCTGAATCTGATCCGAGTGGTATTGTTACTAGAGATGGGAATGTAGACATAGTTACAGACTCGTCACAAAGAAAAGTTACTCTAAAAGCTAAGATACCGATAACTCACAGTCATAGTGGTAAAATGCCTGTAGTAGCTTCTGATGGATCTACTACTGGAGTTCCGTTAAAAAACCACTTTATACCAGTTACTACGACAGCAACTGTTAATGGTGGGGGTACAACAGTTGGTATGAGTACAAGAGCTGTAGAAGTTTTACAAGCTGACGGTAGTACATTACAAAGATTAATTATGCCACCAAGCAGTAACAGTACAACACTTATATTTACAGCAACTCAATCTGACGGAAGCACTACGACTAAAGAATTGGATATGGGTGAATAAATGTCACAAAAAACACCAGTAAGGTTAAATTATGACTCATCAGGTAATCTTGATGGCTTTGCTGAATTTCAATCTACTGAGTTTGTAAGTTTAGCTGATGGTGGTACAGGTGCTTCTTATGGTTCACTTGCTGCTTTAAGAACAGGGATAGGGTTATCTATAGGAACAAATGTACAAGCATTTGATTCAGATTTAACAACTCTTTCAAACTTAACACATGCTGATGGTTCTTTTATAGTTTCAGATGGTACACAGTATGTTTTAGAAAGTGGATCTACTGCAAGAACTTCCCTAGGTCTCGGTACAGGAGACAGTCCACAATTTACAAGTCTAACTCTTACTGGCAACTTAGATGTCAGAGGTGAAGTAGTAAGTACTGTTTCAGAAGTAATAACAATCGATGACGCTTTTATAAAATTAAACACAGGAAACTCAGAAGTTGATTCTGGAATAATAGTAGAAACAACCGATACGAATGATGCTAGATTGTTTTATGATGTATCTAACAATAGATGGGTACTAGGAGAAAACAATACTTATGACGAAATAATAACACAGACTTCTACTGATACACTCACAAACAAAACTATAAGTGGATCTTCCAATACTATAACAAATGTTGGAAACAGCGCTTTATCTAATTCAACGATTTCTATTACTGACGGTTCCACAACTACTGCAATAAACTTAGGAGAAACAGTTACCTTTACAGGTGGAGCTGGTGTAGATATTGCTGAAAGCTCAGGAACACTAACATTTACTGCTGATCTTTCAGAAATAACCACCGATCTCAATGAAAGAATTGATGATCAAGTTTCTACACTTTTAGTAGATTCTAATACTTCTGGTATAGATATCAGTTATGACGATACTAATGGGCAACTGACTATAAGCTCAGACCTTTCAGAAATTGTAGAAGCTTTACAAGATAATGTACAAGGATTATTTGTTGGCGGTACAGGTGTTACAACTGCTTACAATGACGCAAGTAATTCTTTAACACTATCTTTAGATTTTAGTGAGTTTGACACAGATAATGTAGTAGAGGGTACAACAAATCTTTTCTTTACTAATGAAAGAGTTGATGACAGGGTTGATTCTTTACTTACAGCAGGAACTAATGTTACTTTAACTTATGACGATACAGCAGGTACTTTAACGGTAGCTTCTACAGACACAAACACACAATTATCACAAGAAGAAGTAGAGGATTATGTAGCTGGAGTTATAACAGCTGGTACAAATGTATCCGCAACTTATGATGATGCTGCTGGGACTCTTACTATTGCTTCTACTGACACAAACACTCAACTCACTCAAGAACAGGTCGAAGACTTTGTTGGAGGTATGGTCAGCAGTAATACTGAAACATTAATCAGTGTTACTTATGACGATACAAATGGAAAACTTAATTTTGTTGTAGATAATGATCTAGCTAATTACGACAACTCAACATCAGCGTTTATAAATTTAACAGACCTATCTGTAACAGATAGCGGTGGCGATGGTTCATTAAGTTATAACAACTCAACAGGTGTACTAACATATACAGGTCCATCACAAGCTGAAGTATTAGCTCATATATCCGCAGGCACAGGAATTACAATATCTGGTGCTGGATCTATAGCTACAACTATAACTCAATATGCTGATGCAGATGTTCAGTCTTATTTATCTGGAGGAACTGGTGTTACTCTATCTAATGCTGGTGAATTCAGCATAGGACAGGCAGTAGCTACAACTGACAATGTAACTTTTAATAATGTAACTGTAGATGGAGTACTTAACTCTAACGATATCACAGCTGCAAATATTTCAATTGACGGAAATGCGACAATAACTGGTAACTTAACAGTTGAGGGTACTTCTACACAAGTTGACTCTACTACTGTAACAGTTGCCGACCCACTCTTTAAATATGCAAAAGACAATACAGGTAACTCTGTTGATATAGGTTTCTATGGTAAGTATGTACAATCTTCGACTACTAAGTATGCAGGTTTAGCTTGGGATGCTTCACAATCAGATAAGTTTAGATTATTTCACGGTAACCAAACAGAACCTACAACAACCGTAGATATCACTGGTACTGGTCACACAACTGGTACTTTGATTGCAAATTTAGAAGGAAATGTAACAGGCGATATAACTGGTACGGTTTCAAGTATTGCTAACTTCGACACTGATGACTTAACAGAGGGTACAACAAATCTCTACTATACGGATGCAAGAGCTAGAGGTGCAATATCAGGCGGTACTGGAATTACGGTTTCTGGTGCAGGAGTCATTGCTACAACAATTACGCAATACGCTGACTCCGATGTTCAGTCCTACTTATCAGCAGGTACTGGAATAACATTATCTGGATCTGGCCAGATTGCAACAACTATTACTCAGTACGCAGATTCTGATGTAGAAAGTTACATCAGTGGTGGTACAGGTATAGACTTTTCTTCTGGATCAATATCTATAGACTCAACTGTTTTAACAGAAACTTCTACAGATACATTAACTAATAAAACAATAAACTTTGAAAACAATACAGTGATTGTTGAATATGCTGTAACAGTAGCAAGTGTCGGTGGTAGTAATAAATTCTTAATAGATGGTGAAGCTCAAGCTACTATATCATTCAACCCAGGCATAACATATAGATTTGACTTATCTGACAACTCGTTATCTGGGCATCCATTTAAATTATCAACAACTGATAATGGTTCTCATAATAGTGGTAGTGAATACACAACAGGAAAAACAACAAACGGTTCTCAAGGTAGTTCTGGGGCGTATGTGGAGTATACAGTCAATGGGGCTACTTCAGATATTCTTTATTACTACTGTTCCTCACACTCTGGTATGGGTGGAACTATTACAGTATTCGGCTCATCTTATGGTGATGCCGATGTACAGTCTTATCTTTCAGCTGGAACAGGAATAACTCTTTCTGGCTCTGGAGTTATAGCTACAACAATCACACAGTATGCTGACTCAGATGTACAAGCGTATATCTCAGCTGGAACTGGTATATCTATAAATGGTAGTGGTGAAATATCTACAAGTATTACACAATACGCTGATTCTGATGTTCAAAGTTATATCTCAGCTGGTTCTGGAATAGCTATAAATGGTTCTGGACAAATATCATCAACTATAACTCAGTATGCAGATAGCGATGTCCAAAGTTATATATCTGCTGGATCAGGAATTACAATATCAGGATCTGGACAGATTGCTTCTTCAATAACACAGTATGCAGATTCAGATGTAGCTTCTTACTTAACAGCTAATAGTTATGCAACACAATCTTATGTAACAACACAAGTAAATAATGTAATAGACTCAGCACCAGGCGCTTTAGACACTCTTAATGAACTAGCAGCAGCTTTAGGTGATGATGCTAACTTCTCTACAACTGTTACTAACTCTATTGCTACAAAATTAGCCACATCAGATTTTACAAGTACAGCTAACACTTGGATAGCAACAAAAGATACAGCTGACTTATCCGAAGGTACAAACTTATACTTTACTAATGCGAGAGCAGATGCACGAATTGCTGCTGCTAACTTAGAAGACTTAGCTAATGTTGGTTTCTCAGCACCAGGTGCTTCAGAAGATGACAAAGTTGTATTTTGGGATAATACAGCAGGTGCTTTTGGATTATCAACAGTAGCTGGACTTGCTGGACAAGGAGAAGTCAACACAGCTTCTAACATTGGTACAGCAGGTGTAGGAATCTTTGATGGTAAAGTCGGAGAAGACTTACAGTTCAAAAAACTAAATCCAGGTTCTTCAAAGATAACAATTACTGATGATACAGGTAACAATGAAGTAGATATTGACTTAGGTACAGTATCAGTAGGAGATTTATCAGATGTAGATATAACAACTTCAGCTCCTTCTAATGGACAAGCACTTGTTTGGAATGCTTCAAACAGCGAGTTTGAGCCAGGAACAGTAGCTTCCTCAACAAACTACTTCCAAAACATTGCAGTATCTGGACAAACAACTGTAGCTCCAGATAGTACAACTGATACTCTAAACTTTGCAGCTGGTGCGAATATTACTCTTACAACTGATGCATCAACAGACACGATCACAATCTCTTCAGCTGATACAAACACACAACTTACACAAGAACAAATAGAAGACTTTGCAGCTAATGTAGTAGTCGCTGGTACAAACATAACTAAAACTTATGATGATGCCGCAGGAACTCTTACAATAGCCGCAACTGGTGGTGCAGCAAACGCTTTCTCAACATTAGCCGTTGCTGGACAATCAAATGTCGTAGCTGATGCTGAAACAGATACATTAACCCTTGCAGCTGGTACAGGTATAACACTTACTACAGATGCAAGTACAGATACAATTACTTTTACTTCTTCTGGCGGCAGTTCTGGAAGTATGCCATTTACAGAATTTGATGGAACAACAGATAACATAGTCTTAAGTTCTGCAACAACAGGTGGTGCTTTACCAGTAACACTTGCAGGTGGTTCATCGGATCCAATAGCAATGACAGCTACTCAGCAAGTATTAACATCTTATGCTGATGCTGATGATGATACGAAGATTGAAGTAGAAAGAACAACTGATAACGATACAGTCTTTATAAAAGCTGGTGGTACAGATGTTATAACTGCTACAAGCTCTGGTGTAACAATAACTAACTTAACTGTTAGCGGTACAACTACACAAGCTAACGAATTAAAGATCACGGATACTTTATTTGAATTAAACGCTGATGGCGGTTCATTAACTACTGATGCTGGAATGATTGTAGAGCGAGGTTCTACAGGAGATAACGCAGCATTTATATGGGATGAATCAGCAGACTCTTGGGTTGCAGGTACAACTGCTACTGATGGTTCTTCTGCAAGTAACTTAACTGTTACTGAAGGTGACCTTAAAGCCAAGACACAGAACCAAAGTGATAACTCAACTAAAGTAGCTACTACAGCTTATGTAGATACTGCAACTGCTGGAATTAGTTCAGACAGTATTAAAGATGCAGATAACGATACAAAGATAGAAGCAGAAGCTTCTTCTGACGCAGATGAAATAGTAATTACAACTGCTGGTCAAGAAAGAGCTAAAGTTGATAACAATGTTTCTATGTCAGCTAGAGGTGGTTTCTTTACACATAACTTAGCTATGCACGCTTCAGAGACATTTACTATTGCCTCAACAGAAGGAACAGTCGCTGCAGGTCCTTTAGATGTGCAAGGAACAGTAGATGTTCAAGGAAGTTTGGTGATCTTATGATCGAGTTCTTCTACGGTATTATGGTTGGTTATTTATCAGTCGCTTTGATTCTTGTCGCCAAGAAAGTTGCAGAAAACGATTTTACAATGCTCAAAGATCTAAAAAGTAGCGATTATGATATATAAAGGGAGATCATAAATTATGAGTACAGTACAAGTAGATGCAATCAACGAATCCACCACTAATGCTGGTGTAACTGTTGATGGAGTATTAATAAAAGATAGTAAAATTGGTGGAACAATAACAGTACCCAGTTCTACAGGAACTATGGCTTTAACATCTGATATTAGTGCAGGTGGTTTAGAAGAAGTAGATGTATGGCATCTAACTACTGACTTTACAGGAGATGCTAATCCTATAGCTTCTAATCTAAGTAGATGGGCTTCTGGTTGGGAAAAAATTGGTACAGGTATGACAGAAAGTTCTGGAGTATTTACTTTTCCTTCTACAGGAAAATGGAATGTAGAATTTAATGTAGCATATACAACTCACCCTGCTTACAACGCAGAAAGAAATGTTATAAATCATATATCATACAGTAATGATGGTGGCTCTACTTGGGATGTATATCAAGCAAAAGCAAATGCACAAATGTATAGTACTGCAACAGCTATAGATAGTAGTGCTTATGCACAATTAAAACTAGATGTTACAAACACTTCAAATGACCAAGTTAGATTTAGAATTGATACACAGGCTAGTGGAACTAAAACTGTTGCAGCTACAGCAACACAGTTAACTACTTATATGACATTTTCTAAACTAGGAGCTACATAATGTATGAAACTATAGAAGATGTATTAGTAACATTACATACTGGTCAATGGTTTGGATTTGATGGAGATAAAGTTTATGCAAATCTTTGGGTTGCAGATGGATATGATAAGCCAACAGAAGAAGAATTAAATACTTTACTTGCTACTAAACAGACAGAGTATGATGCTAAAGAATATGCTAGAGATAGAGCATTAGCTTATCCTCAGATTGCAGAACAATTAGACAAACTATTCCACGATATAGATGGTGGACTTTTAGGAGAAGATGCTAAGACAGGTTCTTTGTATCTTGCCTTAAAAGAAGTAAAAGACGACAATCCGAAACCGAGTGAATAATGGTAAGTAAAATAAAAGTAGATGAAATAGAATCCAGCCAATCTGGTGGTGAAATAACTGTTAACTCAACAGTTAAAGTGGACGCATTAGAAGCTAAAACTTCTGGTGCAAATATAGA